GAATTGAAACGATTGTAATTGGTACACTTAAAAATTATCCTACTAAAGTTAGTAGAGGTCCATTTGATGGTGTTAATAAGGCCGATGCATATTATACAAATTTTCTTTACGGTAGTGCGGTTGCATTTCAAACAAAAGTATTGTTGCAAGGGTTTTTAAAAGCCTTTCATGCATCCAGGGATGTAGTAATTAAGGGTACACATAGTTTAATAAATCAGAATGCTAAAGCAGCTGGGTTAAGTTATAGAATACAATGAACATAGGAAAATTAATATATGCCGTTGTTGCAAGTGATGCTACTCTTGTTGGTTTAGTAGGAACAAGAGTTTATCCGGAGGAAGCACCTAATACTGTAACTTATCCTTACATAACATTTTCTAAAGTAAACACTCAACCCACGAGAGTAAAAAATATTGTTAGTCCTTTGGATATGATTAAGGTTACTTTTTTTGTTTACTCCAAAAATTATGACACAAGTGAAAATGTTGCCATAGCTTTAAGGAATAAATTTGATAACCTAAGAGGAACTTATAATTCAGTTAATTTAGATTGGTGTATATTTGAAGATGAAACGACTGGTGATCCTGTAATGGAAGACAAAATATATTGGATAGCAATAGATTTCTTATTTAAAATAAACAGACTATGAGAATAATTTTTTTAAAAGAACATAATAATTTTAAGAAAGGTGATGTATGCGAGGTCTTAGATACTTTTGCGTCATCTTTATATAAATTAGGTGTTGCTAAACTTTATGAAGGTGCTGATGTAGAAATTATGCCTACAAAAGAACCAGAAAAGGAAGTAGTTTATGTGCCAATAATTGTCAACGAAGAACAGTTAATGGAACAAATGCAAGTTGACGAGCATGACATAAATTACGATACTGAAATGGAAAAAGGAAACAAGATTAAGTCAAAATTAAAATAAAACAAAATGGCTACAACTGGAATAATGAACGGCTCTTTGTTGCGATTATATGTAGATGGTGTTGCGGTTGCGTATTCAACATCTGATACATTAGATTTAACAAGAGCAATGCGAGAACTCGCACACAAGGATAATACATCTGCATGGGTAGAAGTTAGTCCTGGACAAAAATCAGCTACATTTTCAACTGAATTAATGTTTGCTGATATTGGTGATGCAAGTGCAAATACAAAATTTAACACACTATTTTCTTCTTGGGATTCGGGAACATCCATTGTATGTACATATACATCAGATGTTACTGGTGATTCTATATTTACATTCAATGCCTTTATTGAAAGTTTGTCGTTAAGTGCTGCAAACCAAGAAAGTGTTACTGCTTCTTGTTCTTTAAGAGTAAATGGTGCGGTTACAAGATACACTAAGGTTGTTCCTGCCGAACCAACTTTATCAGCTGGAACACCGACTACTACAACTATGCCATTAACTTGGACTGCTCCTACACCTAACGGTGGATACCCAATTACAGATTATATTGTACAATATAAGACAAGTAATTCACAGACATATTTGACATTTACAGACGCAGTATCTACTGCACTTACTGCTACGGTAACTGGTTTAATTACTGGAACGGTTTACAACTTTAGGGTTGCTGCTATAAATGCTACAGGAACAGGGGAATACTCCAACATCGTTACTGCTACAACTGCATAAATTTTTCCGATACTATTTGGGGGTTGACACTATGTCAACTCTCATTAGTATCCAATTATAAATCAATAAACTTTTTTTTATGGTATCGGTAAATCACATTGAAATAAACAAAAATGAAATTCCTTTTAAATTAGGTGGATATGCATTAAGTTTATTTTTAAAGAAAAAAAACATTAAATTCTCATTATTTAAAGAAGCTTTAGATGATGATTTGAGTTTATTGTATGAAGTTATTTATTTAGGGGTAGAGAATGGCTATAAAAGAGAAGGAAAAGATAATCCTTACAATTTAGAATCCTTCTGTGAAATGGTTGATGATTATAACAAGCTACAAGATTTTAGTGATTTAGTTGCTCAAAGTATGGGAGGCGGTTCGACTGAAAACGAAAAAAACTAAGTAACCCAAACGCAAAACCTCTTGAGGTTGAGGATATTGAAAAAATGTGTTTGGGTGAATTACAGATGACACCGGATGAAATGAATATGTTTGATTGGAGAGAATTAATGATTAAAATTGATGGTTATTATAACTCTGTAAACAATCAATATAGACTAAGCTGGGAACAAACAAGGTTTATTGCATTTAATGCAATGTTACCTTATGTTGGTAAAAATAAAACTTTAAAGCCTAATGATCTTATTAAATTTCCGTGGGATCATAACTTTAAACAAAGAGTTTTAACAGAAAGGGATTATCAAGAAATGGATTTAATGGACATGTTGGTTAAAGGTAACTCAATGCTAACTAAAGAAATACTATAATGGCTCAAGGAATACTATCTATAAAAATTCGTGCTGATGCCAGTCCTTTAGAAAGGGCATTAAAGGTGGTTGGTAGGGATATGGCCGCATTTAGCCAAAAGGCTTTAGCTATTGGTAGAGGTGTAACATTAGGATTTACAGGACCTATAATTGCTATGGGTTCAAGTTTTGTTAATGCAGCAGCCTCTATGGATCAGTTAGAGAGGGGAATGGCTGCGATAATGGGTAGTACAAGTGAAGCAGGAAAAGAATTAAGTAAATTAAAAGAAAGTGCAAAGTTACCAGGTTTAGGCTTTGAAGAGGCAGTTAGAGGTAGTATTAGATTACAAGCGGTAGGTTTACAGGCAGAACAAGCAAGAAAGATATTAGAAACATTTGGTAAAGCAATTGCTACAACTGGTGGTGGTGCGGTAGAATTAGAAGCGGTACAATACCAGTTAACCCAAATGATATCTAAGAATAGGATTCTTGCAGAAGATTTTAAGCCTATTCAATCTGCCGTTCCTTTAATTGGAAAGGCTTTACAAGCAGCTTTTAATACAGATAATATTGAGGCGGTAAGAGCAACTGGTGTTGGGGCTAAAGAGTTTGCTATGCGTTTAACCGAATCTTTAGCGGTTTTACCAGAAGTATTAAATTCAACAGGCGGCATAAGAAATCAATTTGATAACCTAAGAGATGCTTTAAAATTTGCCTCTGCTGAAATGGGTAAAGCCATTTTAAAGAATATAGATTTAGAAGCGGTGATAGATAGTGTAACTCAAAGGATAAATATGTTGTCTGATTGGTTTGGAAGTCTATCTGATGGAATGCAAAAATTTATATTAAGCGCAACTAAAAACATAGCGATATTTGGTGGTTTAGCCTGGATTATAGGACAAGTTGGCTCTGCTTTAGGTACATTTATTTATGTTATGGGTCAAGCAGTTAAAGTACTTTACACATATGATAAGGTTACTAAAACAGTAGCTTTAACTACTGGTGGTTGGATTACTATAATTGCTGCGGCTGCAATTGCCGTTGGATTATTAGTTAATAATTACAATAATGCTTCCAAGCCAATGGACACTTTTAACGACCATTTGTCCGTTGGTGCTAAAAATGCAAGAAAAGAAACTGTTGAGTTTAATAGCTTAATGGGTGTATTGCAGGATGCAAACACAAGTTTATCAACCAGATCTACTGCACTTGAAACTATTAATACAAAATACAAAGACTATTTACCTAATTTAATAGAAGAAGCTACAAGTATTGATGCAATAAGAATTGCCCAAGAAAAAGGAAATATTGCTTTACAAAATAAATTTAAAGTATTAGCTGCTCAAGGAGTTCTTGAAAAACAATCAAAAAAATTATTAGATTTAAGGGAGGAATTATTTATTTTAGAGCAAGAAAGAACTAAATTTGAGAAAACACCTCAAGGACCAACAACAGGATTTGGAAGTAATGTAAGTACGCAATATGATGTACAAGGTTCAAATATTGAAAAATTAAAAAGTAAAATTGAAACTTTACAAAATGCTTACAATAAAACTGCAACAAGTGTAACAAATTTAACAAAAGAACAGAGTGCATATAATGATCAACTTAAAGCAGATAAAGTTGAATATCTTAGTAACAAGGTTAAAGATTTAAATGTTTTTTTAGAAGAAGGAACAAAAAAATATGGTAAAAATTCTGATACTGTAAAAAAATTACAAGTTGAGATTACTAAATATAGAAGTGAGTTAAATACATTACTAAATTTTGAACAAGAAAAAGTAAAAACTAATGATGATTTAAATAATAGTACAGATAAGGTAAAGACAAAATACGAGTTATTAAATGAAGAATTAAAAACTACTGAAGATAAATACAAAAGTGTTGTATTAACACAAGGTGCTTTGTCCGCTGATGCATTGGCTTTAGCTGATAAATATAGGCAAGTAAAAGATAGTTTAACAAAAGTAAACGAACAATTTGATAAAATTGAAAGCCGGAAATTAATTGTTACTCCTTTGGCTCAATTTCAAGCACCAAAAGATGTAGAGTTTAAAGAAATATTTACAGATGATATAGGTGCAAGAATACAAAAAATTACAGGCTTTATAGGTGGTGTTTCTCAATCAATGAGAGATTTAGGTAATACATCTGAAGAAGTAGGTACTATTGTAAAAGGTGCTATAACGGAAGGTATTGTTCAACCAATGACTGATGCTCAATATCAGATTGAGAAAACAATGGTTGATATTGAAAAGTTAAATGATCAATTAACAGACTTAGTAGAAAATACTTTAACCGAAGTAGCATTTGCTCTTGGAGAACAACTTGGTAATGCTTTAGCAGGAGCAGGATTTTCCATTAATATGATTTTAATGCCTATTGCTGATGCTTTAGTACAATTTGGTAAAATGGCTATAGCAGCTGGTGTTGCTGCTTTAAATATTAAAATTGCATTAGAAACATTAGGTGGTGTTGGTGCGATTGCTGCTGGTATTGCATTGGTTGCTTTAGGTACATTTGTTAAGAGTCAATTAAAAGCCCCTGCACTTGCAGAGGGTGGTTTGGCATTTGGTCCTACAATGGCCATGGTTGGTGATAATAGGAATGCTGGAATTGACCCAGAGGTTATTGCGCCTTTATCAAAGTTAAAAGCAATGTTAGGAGACACGGGTGGCGGCACTCCATATATACTTAAAACAAGTATTTCTGGAACTGATCTGCAATTAATACTCGAAAGAACAGATTCTAAAAACCTAAGAATAAGATAATGGCAAGAAGATTTGAGGCAACAGTTTATTCTGAAAAAGGTAGGGAGTTTAAATTGTATATCAATGATGCAAATTATTCCGGTGTAATTAACCCAATAATATTAGTTAATCTAAATTTAAATTGGGATAGCAATAGAAAAAAGGGTAGTGAAAGATTTGCACCGGTAATTGGTAGCACTTGCGACTTTTCATTTTTTGTAAATAGTTCTATTTTACAAACTTTTGTCGAACAGTTAGTTGATAGTGAAGAGGGTAGATTTACTGTTGAGTATTATGCTTACGCTGCAAATGGCAGTACGATTAACATGAAATGGTTTGGTTATATACTAATTGATTTAATAGAGTTTGAAGATGTTGCTAATGCTATAGGATATAATTTTGATATAATTGCAGTTGATGGGCTTGGTTGGTTAAAAAATATAGAATACAAAGCACCTAATGGTCCATTTGTAGGTGCTGAAACATTGGCAAATCACATAATGAATTGCCTTAATAAATTAAGTTTTGTAAACTCTTTTTATTCTACCAATGTACCTATTTTAAGTTTTATAGGTAATTGGCATAATTCATTTTATACCTACTCTGAAAACAATAATATTTTAAGTAGAGTAAAAATTAATCACAAAGCATTTTATTGGAAAGATACAAAAGACAATTATATATACACAACTTGCTATGATGTATTGGTAGCAATCTGTGAAGCTTTTGCTTCAAGATTAATATTCTCTGGTACAAATTATTGGTTGATTCAAATTAATGAATATATGAATCCTAATGCAATGAGATATTTTAATTTCTTTGCAACTGGAATTGAGGATCCTACGGTTTTTGACAATAGAGATTTAGCTATAGTAAACAATCAAACTAATTTAGCAGAAAGTGATTTAGTTAGAATTGGCGGTGGTAGATTTGGATATTATGCCCCATTAAGAGAAATGATTGTAGAATACAAAACATCTGCAAGAAGAAATTTAATACCAGGTGCTTTATTTACTTACAATACTTTTAATAATTTAAATCCAAGTCAAGGTGATTCTGGTGAGATTTTATTAGAAGAACTTGATGCTGATAATTTAGAGGCAAGGTTATCTTATACAAGTAATCTTTCTTTATCAACGGCATATAATTTAGCAGGATTTACCTTCCAGCCTCACATATTTTTATTTGCTGCTATAATTAATCAAAAAGGATTTGTAATTCCTGTACAAGAATTTGAAGATTCAAGTGGCTGGTCTTTGGGAACTGGTTTTTCAGTTGATGAAAAAAAATTAAAATTTAATGTCACTAATACTTCTCAAGCTGCAAAATCATTAATTGCTGCAACTATAGGTTTTAAATACAGTGTAAAATTAAAAATTACTTTTGACCAGGGTAATATGAAAGTTTATATGGGTGGTGCATTTTTTGAATTAACAGAGTCTGGAGATTTTGAATTTGATTTAATAGCAGTTGACACAACTGGTTTTAAATTACAAAGTTCTGTGGTTGGTTCAAGTATTGGTAGTATAAGTAATTTATCCATGGTTGGTCCTGTTAGATGGTTAAAAAGAGATGCTACTTTTGAGGGATTAAATACTATATTTTCTGCTGCATCATGGGAAACATTCCCAAGTGAATATCAATTTACATCTGATGTAATTAGTCAAGATTTGACATATATATTTAATAAGGTAGTAGCATTTGATACATTGGCTATTCCTGCAACATCTCAATATTCATTTCAGATTATACTTAAAAGTATTAGGAATGCAGCAGGAACAAATATAACAACACAACTTTTAGCTTACAATTATTCATTTGCAGATAATTACTTAGAATTTTTACCTAATGGTAATATTCAAAATCAAAATGATATATACGAATATGCAAGTGACAACAATGTTTTCTCATCTCTAAGAGCAAGGATTGAAACTAAGATTGGCGATGGTCCGGTAACATCTTCTCCAGGTGCAATATTTGTAAAGAATAATGATGGTAATTTTGTTTTAGCAAGTCCTATTGGTTGGACTATTGCTGATATTGGTACTGGTAAAAATATATCTCAAATATTAGTTAACGAAGTTATTAAAGGCCAATTAAAACCAGTAAGAAGAATGATCAATGTAGGATTCCAAAATAAAAATCTTAACAACCCATTTCTTCCACACTTTGTTATAGATTTTACATCTGTTATTGCTCAAGACAATGATAATTTTTGGGTATTTGAAAGAGGTACTTATGAATGTATGACAGATATAATAACTGGTGATTGGTTTGTAATTAAAAACGATGAATAATGCCATACACAGAAAGAAGTGTTGTAATTAAAGGTTTAGGTTGGGAAGATGGCACTCCTTTCTCAAGTGGTAGCGGTGGTACATCATCAACTAATATTACAGAAACTATAAGCAATGTAACTATAACTGGTTCTACTTTCGCAGTTTACGCTCAAGAGTTTTTAGCAACCGCATCAAACGTATTGACTATTACTAAAAATAATAATCAACTACCTATAACAAATCAAGATGCTCAATTGCAAGTATACCAAAATGGACAATTGCTAATTAAATCACAATATGTCGTAACTTTGCCAAATACTATTACCATTGATAGTAATACACATTATGATGGTAGTAATTACATTGTTACATTTATAATATTAGCATAATGGAAGAGATACAAGCACCAAAAAAGGAACGCAAGTTTTTAAAAGCCATTGGGAACATTGCCAAGGTTTTAGCTAATGAATTAATCATGGGCATTGGGCGCAAGTTTATCGGCAAAGCCATTAACAAAGTAGGCAACAAAAAACAAGGACTTGTAATTGCTTTTCTTTTGGTTACAGGAATATCTTATGCTTCTATGGATTCCATTCCTTACCCTATTACAGGCAATAAGCAGAGATTAGGATGGCAGACCAGTGGCAACGGCTTGGTGTGGAGAGGTAGAGTGACAGACACAATAACAAAGCCTACAAGCTATGCAGATAAAAATGTAAAAGCTTATCTTATCCTTGATTCTGTTAGCGGTTCTTTATATGTATTTAAGCAAGGTTCATGGGCAGCCATTAGTGGTGCAGGAGGAGGTTTAACTATGCCTTTTGATTCTATTACCTTTAACACTGCCAAGGATGGCACGGTGGGAGTAGGTGAGGTTGAATATAACGATACTCAAGGTTCTTTAATTCAAGGCTTAAAAGGTGGCTTAGTAACAAATGTAATAGGGCAACAATTACACCAACGGGTTAATAATCGCACGGGTTCACCTTTGACAAAGGGAACTGCGGTTTATTTGTCTGGAAGTCAAGGTAACCGTATAACCGTTGCAAAAGCCTTAGGCGTTACCGATGCCTTTTCGGCTAATACTTTTGGCATAGTTGCCGAAAGCATAGCGGACAATCAAAGCGGATATATAATAACAGAGGGATTAATAACGGGAATTAATACATCCTCATTAGTAGAGGATTCAGCCGTTTACCTTTCGCCAACGGTGGCGGGAGGGTTAACATCAACAAAGCCTCAAGCACCTCAACACACTGTTTATATTGGTGTTTGTGTAAAAAGTAATGCTGGTTCTGGGGAATTGTTTGTTAAGATTCGTAATGGTCAAGAATTAGACGAATTACACGATGTGAGAATTAGTAATCCTTTAAATAATGCCTCACTTTATTATAAATCAAGTGAAGGCATTTGGCGCGACACAACTGCTGCATTGTTGGTAAGCGACACGGCTTCAATGTTAGCCAACTACGCAACCAAAGCCTACGCAGATACAAGTGGCAGATTTTACGCAAGACAAGATTTTACCAATGTTTCATCATCAACCTTGACTTGGACGCAAACAGACACATTGGTTGTCGGTGGAGTAAATGTGGTACAAGTTTACCGTAATGGACAAATACTTTTGCCAACTCAATACACAATACCAACCAATGCATCGGTAGTGATTGGTGCGACTGCTTATAAGGTAGGTGAAAATTATACGGTTATATTTCCTCGTGGTGGTGGTGGCGGTGGAAGTGGCGGTAGCGGATCACTTACCTCAATATCTGGCGGTACAGGAATAACTGTTTCACCAAATCCTATTACAACCACGGGCACGGTGTCGGCTGATTTGTCTGTATTAATGGAGTTAACTGATACAACTTTATTAAACCTTACATCAAGGTTTGCTGCTAAATTAAATTCATCTGATACTATATCATTATCCAATAGAATAAATACAAAGGGTAGCGGTACAGTTACAAGCATTGCAACTGGCTATGGATTAAGCGGTGGAACAATAACAACAAGTGGCACATTACTTTTAGATAGTGCAACAGTATTTACCAGGATAAGAGATAGTATAGTTGACGTTGCTATTGGCAATGATACTATTAAAATATTAAAACAAGAATATGCACCAGCTTTAACAAGCGTTTTAACTTGGACAATTACACCTAAGTTTCCTATTCAATTAAAGGCATATATTTTGGTGTTTAGGAATGGTCAGTTATTAAACAATGACCAATATAATCTTACTGACACAAATCAAATTACCATTGTTTCCACATCATTTAAAGTAGGTGCAAATTATACCGTAGCAACAGTCAGCGGAATTGGTTCTATTGGTACGGGTGTTTTTCCAAATCCTGTTTACCCAGAAGCTGGTATTGCTCTTTCTACCGGATCATCATGGGCATCTTCAATCACAAATAATTCAAGTAACTGGAATACCGCATTTAGCGATAGGTTAAAATGGGATGGCGGTAGTACAGGCCTTACTGCATCTACGGGACGTTCAAGTTTAGGTGGCACAACTATTGGACAAAGTATGTTTACTTTATCCAACCCATCCTCAATTACTTTTCCACGTTTTAACGCTAATAATTCTATTTCATCTTTAACGGCATCTGAATTTAGAACGGCTATTGGTGCAGGAGTAGGAACTGTTACGAGTGTAATTGTAGGCTCTGGTACACCATTGTCAATTAACAACAATAATACTGTTCCCGAAATATCTATGGCTGCTGCAAGTGGTAGTGTGAACGGTTATTTGTCTTCTACTGATTGGACAACTTTTAACGGAAAACAGAATGCTTTAGGTAATGCAAGTGCAAGTGTAAGTGGTATTTTGACATCAACGGATTGGAGTACATTTAATAACAAACAAAACATATTAAACGGCACAGGATTTGTTAAGGCATCGGGAACAAGTATATCTTATGACAATTCAAGTTACCTTCGCACAGGATTAGCTGATTCAACTTATTTAAAATTGACAGGGGGAACATTGACGGGGTCTTTAATAGGAACAACGGCAGAATTTATATCAGCATCTTCTCAAATAACATTAAGTCATTCGGGTACTGGTCAAAACAATATTTTATTTAAATCTGGAAGTAATGAAATATTTAAAATGGGTATTGCAAATAATAATTCTTCGATAATATTTGAAAATTTACCTTTATCACAAAAAACAAGTGGATTTAAATTTTATTCAGTTAATGGTTTAACTAAAACTTTAGGTTTAGACCAAGATATAAACGGAAATTTAGGTATTAAATCAGAATCAACACCAAACTCCTTGCATCCAAATACATTGTATGTCGATGGTACACTTGGTGTAACAGGCAACATTACCGAAGGCGGCAACAATGTTTTAACCAACCTTGATACTGCCTCTTTATCAACCCGTATTGATGCAAAGTTAAGTCCAAGTGACACGGCTTCGTTATCAAGTCGAATTGATAGCAAAGTATCTTTAACAGGAGACCAAACAATAGGTGGGACTAAAACATTTAATAATTTGGTTAATATAACTAACCAAATGACTTTAAGCGGTTCGGTGTCTGGAGCAAATATATTACTTGGGAAAAATACAAGTACTAACGGAGTTGGTGATATTACGATAGGTACAGGATTGAGCCTTGCAAGTAATATTTTGACTGTTAATGAAAGATTTTACTTTGATTTGGGAACTGTGGCAGGACAAGCTGACAATGCAACAGGAACTTATAATTTTTCTTATAGTGGTAATGCTTTTATTGTGCCATCTTCTTTAAATGGCTATTGTATAGATACAGTAAACATAAGAGCAATAAGTTGTACTGATTGTCCACCAGCTGCTGGGGAAAAAGATTATTATATGGGAGTTTATAAAGTAAGTGCAGGAAATCCTGTTACGTCTACAGGAGCAACGATGCAAGGTTCACAAATAGTTTGCAATGAATATGATTTAAAAGAAGAAAATGTAAATCATGTTTTAACTACTGGTGATGTATGGTGGGTTTATTTAAACGGTAGTTATTTTTCTGACATGAATATCATAAAAGCCTCATTTATTGTAAAAAAAACGTGCAATTAAAAAACATAAACATGAAACAACTCCTTTCCCTCTTCCTCTTCCTTTTGCCTTGCCTTGCATGGGCACAGTATCCGAGCAATGGTAATCAAAAGATAACGCTTGGAGAACAGACGACTGCCGATGGATTAATTTGGCGAGGCGTGGCGGCTGATACTACCTTGACTGCGAAGAGCGACACGGCTGCCTATTTTGTACTTGATACGGCTAATTTAAATTTGTACACTTACAAGGCTTCGGCAACTGGTAAAAAGTGGATACAGTTAGGTTCAGATACAACAAGCCTAAATCTTGTATCACGCTTTGCGGCAAAGTTAAACATAAGCGACACGGCTTCGATGCTTACTCCTTATTGGAGGTCAGGTAGATTTAGTGGCACTTTGCCTGTGGCAAATGGGGGAACGGGAAGTGCAACAAAAAACTTTGTAGATTTAACAACTACGCAAAATATTGGCGGTGCTAAGACATTAACTTCTGCATTAGCAGGAACAAGTGCTACGTTTACCGCAACAATAACTCCATTAATCTTAAAATCTACTGAGGCTACTACAATGTGGACAGAGTACTATTACAATACATCTACACTTAGTGGATATATAGGTAGTGGTAGTGGTATATTAAGTGGAGCAAACAATAGCGATTTTATTACTAGAAGTGAAGCTGATTTTGTTGTTGCAACGGGCGGTAATAATAGAAGACTTACCATAGCATCCACAGGAGCAGCTACGTTTAATAGTAGTGTTACTGCTAATAGTTTATCATTAACAACACCTTTGGCGGTGGCAAATGGGGGAACAAATCGAACAACGATGCCAACTGGTTATATTTTACATGGTGATGGAACAAGCGTTGATACAAGTGTAAATTTATTTTGGGATAGAACAAATAGTAGATTAGGCATTGGAACTACAAGTCCAACCGAAAAACTATCCGTTAATGGAAATATTAATACAACTTCAAATACTAATTATTTTTTATTTGGCACAAACGTAGCTGCAAATCCTTATTTTCAGGGCACCTCAACTAATCAGTTTATTTTAGGCACAGGTAACTTGCCGAGGTTATTAGTTGAAAGTAATGGCAATATCCGCATTTATAGTTTAGAAGGCATTGGAGGTAGAACAGTAGAAGCAGACGCTAACGGTGTTTTAAGCGCACCAGTATCATCAATAAATTCAAAACAAAATGTACAAACATTAAATTACGGATTAACCGAATTATTACAAATTAATCCAGTTTCTTTTAATTATATAAATAAAGATAAATGGGGTGAAGAAAGAAACTTAGGTTTTATTGTTGAAGATATGTTTCCTGTTATACCCGAAGTTACAGGCACAATGAATAACGGTGATATGTACCTTGACATGACAAAACTTATTCCAGTCCTCACCAAAGCCATACAAGAGCAACAAGCCCTCATCAAAGCCCTTGAACAAAGAATTATTAACCTTGAAAATAAATAAAATGAGATATCTATTTTTATTCCTTCCCTTGTTTTCCTTTGCTCAAGACGTTGTCAAAGACACGGTGTACATCCAAAAGCAAGGAAACATTTATTACATTATTCAGCAAACAACTTTGTCTGATAGCACAGTCACAGGCTCAAAGCAAATATTGGGCGATAGCGCAATTGCCATTCAAAGCCTTGTTACCGATGCCGAAAGGCAAAGCAACACGTTAGCTATTCATGCAAAGCCTTTGATTACAAAGGGCAAAGCGGTGCAAAGGATTAATTACTACAATGACTTGCACGTTCAAATAAGTGGCAAGCCTGTTTATTTTACAACGGCACAAAGAGACACGTCAAAGTTTTTAGGCGACTGGAAGTTAAATTTTAACGGTGAAATCATTGATGGTAAGATTGAGTTAAACAACAACAAGCGTTTAATCTTCAACCCAGACAATGGCAAAGTTTACAGCATTTCTACCAACTTACTTTTATCTACATTTACCAATCAAGTTTCCTTTGCCTTCAACGGTGTTAGGTACGATTGTTACAAATACGCTGATGGCAAGTTTGCAACGGTGGATGGGGATGTGAGATTAATAAAACTTGAATAATGAAAGCAGTTATTTACAACATTTTTAAACTTGGTTACGATGGCATTGCCTATTCAATTTGCTGCGGAGTGCTATTCTCGTTTTTTCTACCCATCAAACATTTCTTGATATTTACAATCTTTGTCGTTTTTGCAGACACAGTCACGGGAATCATGGCGGCAAGGAAAAGGGGAGAGCCGATAACAAGCAAAGGTTTATATCGGACTTCGCAAAAGGTGGTGACCTATTTCTGCGGCATCATGATTTTTCACGGGGCAAGTATTACTTTCCAACTGCCATCGCAGATAACCTATTCTGTCAGCTTCATCATTGCAGCTACGGAATTGTTTAGTATTTCGGAAAATATAAAGTCCATAACTGGAACAAATATTGGTACAATTATTCTTAGATTTTTTAGACGTTAAAACAAATAATATGCAAACTAATTTAAAAGATGCCCTTAAAAATGCAGATGGCATAAAGTCACCAATGGGCGACGTGGCTTGTTACTCAATGAACTTTGCGGAGCTTGCAAGTGAAATTAATGTTCATCTTGAGGGCAACAAGGTAAAATTTACTTGGAGAGAATACATCCAACTGGCTCAAATCATTTGGGATAAAATCAAGGAGACAAGCCGCGAATGTGCTGGGAAGGAGATAGAGGTAAAATTACCTGCAAAGCTATCATTGATAAGCGCAGCCTTTGCCCTTATTGGTTTTAAATTATAGGCGCAGAGAATCGCTACCTTATGCGTTTACAGGGCGGTGTATTGATTTACATCGCCCTTAAAAATATAAAACATGGAAAAGAACAGATTTACTATTTTTTTAGATGCCGGTCATGGTGGATTGGGTAAGAAATTTGACATACCGCATAGGTATACAACTTACCCAAGTAAATGCTTTCAGCATACATCTCACCAACTATTCCATGGTTATGGGTGGTTTTTTGAGGGTGTATTTAATAGAGATATTGTAGATTTATTAGATGCAATGTTAAAGGCAGAAGGTTTTAATACATTAAAACTTTATCATGAAATAGATGATACACCTTTAAAACTAAGATCAAGTAAAGCTAATTCGTTTAAAGATTACGATGCTGCAATACTTGTTTCGGTTCATGGCAATGCAGGACCTAAAGGTGCAAATGGTTGGGAAGTCTTTACAAGTCCAGGTCAAACACAAGCAGATACTTTAGCCACATTAATGTATGATGAGGTAAAAAATACTAACTTGTTTAGAATGCGACCAGACATTACTGATGGTGATGTTGACAAAGAAGCTAAATTCCACATGGTTTGTAATGTAAAAGTTCCTGCCGTATTAACCGAGAATGGTTTCTTTACGGACAGGAACGATGCAATGAAAATGTTTAATAAGGAAAGTCAACATA